GTATCTCAATCAGGTAATGTGTGATTGTCCTGAATTTCAACGAAAAAAAGAAGTGCATGGATGCGGTTGCCCGCATCCATGCCGGCCGATTAGCTCTTAGCTTGTTCGGCGGAACCTTCGGTCTTCACAGTTACTTCAACTTTGTCCGGCTTATTACCGAACGCAGCTTTGGCCAGCTTGTAGGTGCCGACCAGTGCGGCACCGGCGACAACCGTGCCGACCACGCCTGCAGCCACTGGGTGAGCGGCAGCGACGTTCTTCAGGCGAGCGAACAGGGAAGCGGATTTGGCAGCAACTTGGATCATTTCACCGGACATGTTTGGAACTCCATTGGTCTTACAAGAATAGGTTGGTTGAATCATGGCGACAATGTATCGCCATGATTTTGTTGATTACGATTTCGGCTTAATAGCCGTGGCGCAGATCAGGATCGCGCTGCACGTATTGAGCACCGCTGAGCTCGTCACCTGCGAAGTCCTTACTGAGGAGCACCTTGTGGTACTCGTCATTCCAGATGGAGTTGATGTCGAACACCTCGCCAGGTTTGATCTCACCCATGCGTTCGGCTACACGCAGAGCTACCTGCTGGTGATCAACAGGAGTCAGCGATGGGAAGCCTGGTTGGTTGGCAGGGTGCTGTGGCTTACCAGCGTTAGCCTTCTGCACCACCAGATCCAGAGTCTTGCCCAGGTTGTAGTTGTTGCCGAACTCACCGCCCATGACGCCGAGGATCAGATCCTCGTCAGCGACGTTGCCGGTGAACAGGCCGCGCAGAGCGTTTGGACGATGGTAGCTAACCAGCTGGTCAGCGTGGGTGTGGTGACCGAAGAACACGAAGTTACCAACATTGGTAACCACGCCAACCAGGTGGCGTACGTGTTTACCAGTGGTCATGCACTTGAAGCGCTCACCGGTAGCCAGACCCAGATCAGCGCGGACGATGCCGTCGATGTAGCCTGTGCCATTGTCCCAGGCTTCGTTGTACTCGATGACGGTTTCGATTTGCTGGAATACGTTCAGCAGGGTCTTGACGTTTGCGTTATCCATGGTGTCCTCCGCGGACGGTATTGTAGTAAAGAAGGGGTGCGGAATACCAGCACCCTCAGGGGTGAATCTTACTTACGGTTGGTGATCCAAGCGATGATGGAATCTTGGCGCTCGCCACGGAACGCCGGAGCTTCGTTGAACGCGGCGATTGCTTTCTCAGGCTCGCCAGGGAAACGATCCATCCGAACGTTACCACCTACCGACCAGGTAGATACGTGCACCAGGTTGTCGTCGCCGATGTAGCAGCGATTGATGCAGAACGGAGAATTGACGTAGCCGATGAAGGCGTACTCTTTGCTACCGTTCTTGTAGATGCCCCAGCCTTGGGCGATGCTCACTTCGTTGCGACCGTTATGGTCATCGATGTAGCGACCGCCGTTCATGATGAGGCGGTTGAATACTTCCTGGGCAGGGGTGTGGCGACCGACATTCTCGTCACCCTCTACAGCAGCTTCGACAGGCATCCAGTATTCCGGATTGTCGTTGACTGCTTTCGCCAGAGCCATGACTACGAGGATCTGGGCAGGAGAGACCCAGAACGGGCCGGTGTTCTTGATAGTCTTGATCATGGCGTCGTACTCGTCTTCCGGCAGAGCAGTCAACTCGCCGTTTACGATGACGCCATTCAGCGAAGCTTTGTCGACGGTGTAGGCGATGATCGCGGCTGCTTCGAGATCGTCTTTGGTAAGTTTCGATTCGTCGTAGCCGATCAGGTTAGCCATGGCGTCGACCAGGCCGTTCATTTGTTCGACAGATCGAGGGCTGATCTTAATGAGCCGACCGCCTTCGACCGGAGTGTTGTAAACGTTGTAAACGAAATCTTGAACCGAAGCAACAGTTACTTCAGCGTTCATGTTGATAGCTTTAGGGATGAAAGTCATTGCAATGTCCTCCACGGACGATACAGTAGGGTTTGGTTGAATCATGTATGTTGATTCACGCTGACTATGTGTGACTGTAGATTTTTTAACTACGATTATTAACGGCATAAAACCCCTACCTACGGCTTTCACCGTAGGTAGGGGAATATGTCACTTGGCTTTGTTGACGGCCGAGTCGGCAACGGTAGCCATCATGGTGGTGGTGTAGATCGCCTGCTCGTATACGCAGTCGGCCAGACGCACCAAACGACCCAGGCTGGTTTCGAGAGCTTCGCAGATCTTCGACACCGCCTTCTTCTGATCGCTGTCCAGTCCAGCGGTAGCGCCGCGCGCTGCCTTGATCTTCGCCTGGATGGCTTCAGCATCGACCTTGTAGTCGATGTAGCGCTCGTAGCCCAGTACGTTGGTAATGGCTTGCAGCATGTCGTTGGCACTGGCCTGAGATTTCAGGTCAGAGCCTTCTGCGCTGTTGGTGTAGCCGCGCACGAGGCCGATGGCGGCAGCAGGCTGAGGTAGTGTCGCACCAGCAATGCCGCCGGCCATTACCAACGCAGGGGCGCCCAGAGCCATACCGCCCAGCACTACGAGACCGGAGATACCAGCAACCGCGGCACCAGTAGCCCAGCCGCCAACCAGACCCCACAGGATGTCCTTACCACGAACCTGGGTTTCACCAACACGGGTGAACTTCGGAGCGGTCAGGCCAGACAGAGGACCGGAAGCGATCTCGGCACGCAGGGTGTGGTTACCCATCATGAAGCCGATCGGACTACCCAGCTCGTTCAGGCCGCCGGTGATCTTGGTGGTGGCGACCTTGTGCTCGTCCAGAGCGAAACGGCCGGCAGCGATGGCTTCGGCAGTGGCCGAGATCGACTGAGCAGCGGCTTGAGCCGCGTCGTGGACTTTGCCCAGGTAGGACGATTCGGTCTGGATGGCACGCACCAGGTCACGAACCGGCGCGCCTTCACGAGTCATGAACCGAGCGATACCCTGGTTCTTGATCACGACAGCGCCTTCCTTCAGGTCAGCGATGTTCTGACGCAGACGGGTGGCAGCGGAGGTCAGTGCGCCCTTGGCTTTCTCGAAGCGAGCAGTGTCGCTACGCAGGAAGCGGGTGATGGCGCCTTCTTCGGAGTAGTCCAGCATCTGCATGCGCAGGCCGCGGTTCATCTCGGCAACGCGACGGCAGTCACGGGCCAAGCCGCTCAGACGCTCACGGTCGCTACCAGCGGACTCGAACGAGGTGGCCGGCAGGTTGAGTTTGTTGGCACGCATGATGGCTGCGAATTCGCGGTGCATCGATTCGGTCGATACGACGCTGACTTCGGAAACGCCACCTTGCTCTTTCTCTTCTTCAGCTGCCTTCTCGGCAACCACTTCGGCACGCTCAGCCAGCTCTTCCAGCTGCTCAGCGATATCGGCGGTAGCTTCGGCAGTGTCGAGAGTTTCGACGACGCCAGGCGCAGGAGCAGCAGCGTCTTCAGCGAGCACTTCCACCAGGTCAGCGTTGGTTTCGCTGGTGGGCTCGATAGCGCCGGACTCGAACGCGAGGTTGTTCAGGAAATCGTTGTTCATTGATCTCTTTCCAATGAGGGCTCAAGTTACCACGACAGGCTGCGGGGAACCGCAATGCTGACGCGGGTTTCTTCATACAACGAGTTCAGGATCTGCACGGCCGGAGCCATGCTTTCGAAACTGGCATCGTTAGAGCAGGCATCGAAGCCCATGCGCAGGCGCTCGAGGTTGAACTCAGCTTCGTCAAGCAATTGCCCAACGTGCTGTTTCGATTCGAGGCTTGGCGTTTTGTACTTGCTGGCCACGGCCACGCCGGGATCGTAAACGCTGTCCCAGGTGATGATCTTGGTCATCGACTTGGTCATGTTTCCGAAGTTCTTCTTGGCGAAGCAGCGGATCGAGTAGTTCACGTCCTCGTCCGGGTTCTCCAGCATCTCGTTGAACTCACGAGACTTAGGACCGGTGCCGCGCACTTCACCGATGATGGCTACGACCTTACGGCCACGCTCATCGATCACAGTGTCGAGCGAAGCACTCACGCGACGGATGTGGGACGAGACGTTGTTCTCCATGATCTCACAGATCCGGACGAACCAGTCTTGATCGCTTTGCCCAGGCAGACGACGAGGGTGGCCCCATTCGCTGCGCAGGCGGCCGGCTTGTAGCATACGGAGGAACTCAGGATCGTTCTCCATGTAGCGCATTGCCGACGCGGTGTCGTACAGCCAACCGCCATTACCAAAGGCGCCGAAAGCACCCAGGATAATTTCGCAGTAGCCGTTATCGAGTTTCTTGAGAATCCCCTTCTTGCCGGAACCTGCCAGTGCTACGTTGCTGTAGGACGTGACAGGACCACGGGGCGAGGAGTTTAATGCTACCTGGGCCATGATCGATGTTCCTTATTGCCGCAACATCGACTCGAACCGTTCGGCACGATCGGACGGATTCGCCAAGGCACTTGTCATGCCCGGGTCGTAATACGAGCCACCGAGTTTTGCGGTCATGTTCGTGGAGCCGAAGCTCACGTTACGAAGTGCGATGAAGTACGGACGTTTGGTTTGTAGAGAAGCCTTGGCATTAGGCACTTGACGGTAGTACCGGGTTGGGTCTTCTGGGTCGCGACAAAGAGAAGAAGCCACGTATTCCCAGATGGCCAAATCGGCCCCCAGTGTCACACCATTGTATTTGCCAGAGTTCTCAAACAGGCGGGGGATGTCCTCGTAGTCGTAATACCACGGGATACGGCCCTTACCGTACAGTTCCGTATAGACACGGTGCGGCAAGTTGTCGTTCACAACCGGGTCGGTCGACGCGATGATCTTAGAACCCTTGTCGTAGAACAGCTCGATGTACCCAACGTCATCTACCACAGTCCGCCCGATACGGTCAGGCTCGGTTCTGAGCATGCCGGTAACCATGGACGAAGCGTAATAGTTGTCTTCGGTGATAATGGCCATACAGCCGAGGATGTACGAGACATCCTCGATGACAGCCAGATCACGTTCAGCGAACCGCTCCGGGATTTGAATCCGAAGCGGCTCCAGGCAGACGAGGGTGGTGCCAACCTTTTTATAGGCAGCGTCCACCCGGGACTTCGAGCGTTTGTATGCTGTTGAAAGCATAGCTCACGCCCTCGATCAGTGCTGTGCGACGCTCACGGTGATCTGCGAGGTTACCCATACGCAGAGGTACTTGAGCGTAGCCAGCGTGGCCACTTGGCTCGGCGGCAGGCTCGGCTGCTCTTTCTCGATGGTGTACATGATGTCCACCACGCGAGCTGCGTCAGTGTGACCGTACCACACCAGGCAGATAGCTGCCGAGATAACCATGACCGGGTCATGTTGAACGAACTGGTTCTTGTAGACCGCGTCGATGAAATCACGCAGACGACCCCAGGCCTTGTCGTAGGTGTCGCCTTCGACGGTGAACTCACCGCATTCAGCCACACACTTGATGTCGTCACGCAGGACGTTCTGAACAGCAGCACGCTCGGCAACTTTCTTGTTCAGCTCGTGAGCTGCTTGACGGCGAGCCTTGTCGCCTTCGTAAGCGGACAGCATGGCTTCGCGAGCATCGGCGTCGTTCAGCTGAGCACCGCGGAACTTACGACCGAGGATCTCGTTACCGATCAGCATTTCCAGGCTGAACTTCTGCTCCAGCAGCTCGCTCCATACTTCGCCGTTGACGCTGATGCAGCCAGGCTTGGCGCTGGTCACAACCGGATACAGCGACAGGTTCTTGAACGCAGTGTCGGCTTGACGGATAGCACCCAGCGCCCGGTGACCGGCGATGTTGGCGATCAGAGCACGGGCGTTGTTGTAGCTAGCAACGGTGGTCTGCAGACCTTCCTTCGGCATCTCGATGTTCTTGATGACGATGGCCAGCGGCAGCACGTACTCGGTCGGCAGCTTCTCGACATCCATACGGCCATCGAGCACCTGGGTGATCAGGTTCACGCCTTCACCGTTACGGGCTTCGAGCAGTTCCTTCATCGAGGAGTTGAAGTCACCGTCGTCGGTCAGCTTGGACAGAGAGATGATTTCTTCCGGCGAGTAGTTGCCGAAGTTCTGAACGCCAGGCGAGGAAGCGCGAGGAGTGCTTTCCCACTGCTCAACGAACGAACGACCTGGAGCCAGACGATACACTTCAGGCACGTACTGGGCATCGAGGTCATACGGCAGAGGGCAGCTGGCCAGCGAGGCCATTGCGGTGGTGTACTTCTCGACCACACGGCGGATGTGCGGGTAGACGGTGTTGCGGGTGAAGTCCAGAGTACGGCGTACCGCACCCGAAGCCAGCTCGACGCTTTGTGCCATCAGCTGAGCATGTTCTTCACCACGGCTAACGTCAACCAGGTGAGTCGACGCAACTTCGTAAGTGGCGCTTTCGGTGGACAGGCCAACCGATGGGCACTCGCGGCAGATCATCGACAAAGGGGTGTCAGGGATTGGGGTCAGAGATACGCCAAGACCGGCGTACTTCTGATTCAGGCCGACTGCGGCGGCGATGGCATTTGGGTCAAGCATTGGTCTTCTCCGCCAGCGTTTGGTTGAGGTATGCAGCCGCCAGCGTTTTTACCGACGCCTGGGTTACTTTGGCACCATCCACTTCAGCGGCGATGTCGTTACCGATCACGTTGAGGGCAACTTCGCTCACCAGCTGGATCGCGTTGGCGAGAACCGGCAGGTTGTTCAATTCCGTGGGAGTCATTTTCGACCTATCCTCGTGTATACATACAGCCGCCCCGGGACTCCCCGAGGCGGCATTGGGTGGCTACATCAGTCTTCGCCGAAATACATGTCGTAGGCTTCCTCGCCCAAGTAACGGAGCAAGGTGTTCGTACTACCGATGACGAATGGACTGGTTACGATACGGTCGATGCAAGACTTGGCACCAAAGATAGCATCAATGGTTTCATTGCTTTCCAGCGTCCGCGTGTTACCGAAGAGGATCTCACCAACGGTGGACTTCATCTGGTTGGCAAACACGAGCTTATCGCCCACGCCCATTGCAACCGGGGTGGTGATAAAGACCATGATGATTGCCTGACCAGGCTCTAGGGTGTGACCGTCAATCCGTACCGATCGTGGAACTTGACCAGTGACGTATTCCTCGCCAAGACGCTTGGCGCTGCGGCGACGGTTCTTTTCAGAAACCGCTACGATCCCTTGCAGGGACTCGGACATGTCATCGATGTCACCGTTATAGTAGACCTCGATCTTCGCGACAGTACCGACTGCCTTAGCGCGCGGAGACATGGCGGACCAGTTTCTCAGAGTCTCGCGAGTGGCGTCATCATACAGCCCAGTGTCTGCAGTGATCTCGCCCTCGATCGTGCATAGAATTGTATCAAGGTCTACCTTATCGCCGACCTTAACCAAGTCATGAACACCCTCGCGGAAGTCCACTTGCACTGTCTTAGGCTTCGACACCATGGTCGACATCCGCTCAGCAAAATCTACCGAGAGGGAGCTCGAGTCTTCTACGGTGTAGGTGGCTTCACGCAGAGCGATGCGGCCAACGCAACCGGTCATGTAGTCGACACGATTCTTATCGAACACAGAAGGCTTGAAGAAACCGGAGTTGTAGGTGATCACGTCGAACTTGCTGACTTTATCACCCAGCTTCAACATCGTAGCCAGCTGGTGAGGATAAGTCGAACCCTCAGCAGTCGTGTGGGTCAGACCCAACGGGAAGCGAGAGATCTTGCCATTCGCATACGTAACTGCGATGTGGTCTTCACCAAGCTCGGTCACTTCGCCATCGTCATCAGCAACAGACGCGAACGCAGAGCTCATGCGAGATGCGATGACACGCTCCATGCCTGTACGTACCGCCTGGACTTCAGCACCACTTACCGAGATACCGTGACCGTGCTGCACGTTGGTGAAGTTGACACGCTTAGGGTCATCGCCGTCAGACGCAAAGCTCAGAAGAGCAGCGGTCGACATGATGGACGATGCACCGTCACGTTTCTCATCGTACAGACGAACAGTACCGCGAGCACTGGTGATGTTGGAGTTAGGCGACAGGTAAGTGATGATCGCCACGTCACCCGAGTCAACCGTACCTTCGGAAATGAAGCCCATGTCCTCGTCGGTGAACAGACGGGTATTGGCCACCATCGCACGACGGCTACGACCGCCACGACCACCGAACGTAATTACTTCACGCTCACGCAGGCTGTGGATCGGGTTGATGTTGTTCACAGGTGCCGAGGTCGGATCCTGCACGATCATGTTGGTCGGATCGTTCGGGTTGATCTGAATCGAGGAACGGCCAGTGGTAATACGTGCGTTGTACGAACGCATCGCTTTTGCAAGGGTCTCGTAAACGATACCTGCCACCCGCTCATAACCCCGCACCCGCTCCAGACCTTCGACGATCTTGTCCTTATCGTCACGACGGGTCTTGACCACCTTGTTCACCAGCATCTCCACTGCACGCAGCAGAAGCTCGGTAAACACAATCGGCTCTTTCATCCACTTGAGCAGATCTTCGGTGATCGGATCGATGAAGAAGATGTTCATCGAATCCAGTTCGGTAAGGCAACGCGCGCCAGTGCCCTCGTTGTTGAGGACAGCGCCGTACACGTCCTTCTCTTCAAACAGACCGATCTCGTAGTTCTTAATGACGCTCTCGTAGCGGTTGAAGCCGCTCATCAGCATGTTGACAAACATGTCCCCACGCTTGAACACCAAAGACTCATCCTTGAATCGAACCACGAACTCGTCAGACTGCGGATTGATCTTCTCACCAATCAGCACACGGCGAGGCTTGACCTTCAGGATCTTCAACAGACCCTCCAAGCCCAGCAGATACGCCAACGACCAACCTACCGGCACGACCTTCGAGTAGATCTTCATCTCGGCCATCGAGGTAGGCGCAGACAGCGGATCGATCGACAGACCGCACAGCGTCTCGATAGTACCGATGTCCTCGAGGTTACCACCTTGTTCGTCCATGACGATCTGGTAGATCATCCCGTTCGGATCCATTACCAGCGCACCGACCTTCGAGCGACCTACGAGGACCCAACCTTTCTTCTCGTACTTAAGCTCAGCATCGTCGAACTTCATCTTCTCGACGCGGCGCTTGTAATCGAAGTACAGGTCGAGCTTGTCGACGGTGAACGAAGTGATCTGCTCAGCCAACGTTGCGTACATCAGCGGAACGTCCGCCTTGTAGTTGGTCGAGTCAGACAGGATCGCATTGGAGATGTGCGGATCTTCACGGTCCTGGCACTTGAGCACCAGTTGGTCAAGGATCCAGTTGTTGTAGCTGAACTTCTTCCGGCTCGAACGCTCCACCATGATCTTGGCGTAGTACGAGGACAGCGCCACACGGTCAGGCGACACTTTACGAATCGGCAAGTCCGACCGCTGCTTACGCATGCGGTAGTTGGTGCCGTTGTAAAGGAACGTGCCGTCTTCCTTGATCACAGGGATCGGAATACGCACAGTCGAGGAGACACCAACAGCCGGGGTGAACTTCACGATGTGGGTTTCACGATCGTTCACCGCGTCGGTATAACGGTCCACCGAATAACCAGTGATCGACACAGCACCGCGCTGCATGGAGCTTACGCAACGCATGATGTCCTTCTTGAGGACCTTGCTGATGTACTGACGTTCCATCGCGTCGACGCGAGACAGCGTCAGCGACTTGTCAAGGACCACGTCGTCATTGGTTAGCTGATCAGGCTCGATGAGTACGTCTTTGTCATCAAGCTGCATCGCCTCCTCGAAGGTACCCTCGCCACCGTAAGGGTTAGGCAGAGTCTTGTACACTTCGGACAGACGGATCAACCGGCGGTGTTCGCCCGGAGTCAACAGGCCTTTACCTGCCAGCTCGTCAGCCTTCTGGACAACCGCATCGCCTTCCTTCGCAGGAATGCCGCGCTGGCTCAGTGCATCGACGTCGATGGTCTTAACGTCAATGGAATCACCATCTTCATCAACCATCTCAACTGCATCAACCGACGCCTTGAGCTTATCCAGCTCATCGAGCTCTTTCTCAAGAGCGGCGAGCTCAGCATCGTCATCGAGCAGTTCTTCAGAGGCGAAGCTTGGATCCTCGTCACCTACGCCAAAGTCGAGGTTATCGAGAGCGGTCTCATCGATGGTCTCAACAGTGACTTCCGGCTCAGCGACAATAGCCGCGGCCGTTTCGGTAGCGATAGGCGAAGTAGCCTGGTGGATCAGCGTGAGCAGCTTCAGAACGCGTAGGCTGAACATTACCGGATCAAGACCCTTGGCAGCAGCTTTGGCAGCGGCCTTGAGTTCTTTCTTCTCCTCCTCGGTAAGGTTCGGATCCTTCTCGTCGAAGTCGATCTTCTCGGAGCGCATGGCGTTCAGCCAGCCGAGGTTGATCACAACCCAGCCGTTCAGACGACGTACGATCAAGTTGACCTTGTCGTAGTGCGCAGGATCGATAGCGTTCATCAAACTGTTCTGGCGTTTCTCACCAGCCCAGATGAAGAGATCAGCCACGGCCTTGAGCTCCGGGGTACGGAACTTGGCAAGCGTGTTCTGATCCTGACGATCACGGTACTCACGCAGGCTACCCAGCGCGGGCATCACAGGCGGCAGGTTGATCTCGATGAACTGCTGACGACGAGATTCAGCACCGTACTTGTTGACGTTACTGTAGACCTCGGCCATGACGTTGCGCCACATGTACCAGCTGGCTCGGAACGACATCGGGTACTTGACCAGATGGGAGAGCATCGAGTAGTTGATCACTACAGTCGATCGGTCATCGCGCTCCAGACGGTCGATACGGCGCAGCGGCCGGAACGCCCGGTTACGACGACGCCAGTCGGTCACCATCATGTCGGCGTTGCTGAAGGTCTTCTGAGGGTTACCCACCGGATCGGTATAACGGGTCAGGTTATCAACGTAGACCAGCGCATTGCTGTTGAGGAAGATCTGATCCGACGCTTGCGGGCCAACAGTAACGCCGTCAACCGTTACGTAGTGCAGGATCGAGAACTTCGGTAGTTGGAGACGAGCCAGTGGATAAACCACTGGCGCTGTGAAGTGCGTGTTACGGAATAGACTGTACCGCAGTTTGTACTGCGGCAACTGGAGCATTTCGGACATGGTCGAATCGTCCCGTCAGGTTGCGGATGACAAGTTCGGAGGTATCGTAAACGACACTCGCCCTTGGTTGGCCGGATGGAGTAATCCACGCAGCACGGGTCGTCAAGTACTTAGCCGTCTCCTCCAGCGATTCTTTCACCATGACGGTGGTGGCAGAACCGGTATCGCCGTCGAAGTCGGCGCCCAGGCCGCTTAGGCGGGATGGGTGAGGGGATTCGGAATCGTGGTACGTGGTCAGCCCGAACTTTGGGAATTCCACAGCCAGGTACTGATCATCGCCTTCCACGACCTGCCAGTTCTCATCGAGCTCACGTCGGATCTCACCTACAGAGGTGGACTTGACGTAGAGTCGGGACGGATAGGTCGAGTCGTCACCGGTAATCGGATAACGAACGATGTCGGTGAAGTAGTTGCTCCACTTGCTGTAACCGCAGAGGTAGAGGAGCTCCATCAGCGTCATCGGGTGGACGGCTTCTTTATCGAACCCAGTCGGCAGTTCAGCGATGTCGTCAAACACCTTGAACGTACCGTCGCCCAGATAGACCAAGGACAGATAGCGCCCAGCGATCATGATCGGACGGTGACGTGCTTCGATGTCAGTCAGCGTGTTGATCACATCACGCAGGCCGTCCTCGGTGGTCCACCGGTCACGCTCGTGAGGAGGGAGCGATACCCACTCCTGCCGCAGCGTCTTAGGGTTCACCAGAGGGACGTCACCCTCGCCAGAAGTCACCACCTTAGCTAGGTAGCCGTTACGCAGCCAGTGGATGACCAGAGGCGCTACAGATACCGCTGCCTGATAGACGCCCAGAACAGAACTGTCAAAGCTCGGCACGTTGGGGCTTTCGAGGTGAGTACCCGAGGTGTTCATCGAGGTCAGTACGTTACGCGTACCTTCACGGACCCGGCGAGACGCCCACTTGTCTTTGAGGAAGCCGTCCTTACCGCCCTGGATACCTTCGAGGTATTTGTAGAGCTGGTTGACGACGTTCTGCATCGAGTTGCGGACAGAATCATAGACCGGAGAGTCCATGTCGCTGGATTTGGTAATGGTCTTACTGATTGCCAACACCTTCCAATAGATCTCGTTGATCTCGTGCTTGGTAGGTCGTCCATCGTCACCAACCTCAACGTCACGCAGGCCAGCAGGCATAACGACGAGGTTCTTCATCGTCCAACGATGACGCCAGCGCTCGAGGAACTTGATTCTCTCGTTACGGGCTGGGGACTTGTTGGTACGCAGAACCAGTTTGTCCAGATGGCGCATGAAGAATGCATAGCCGCTTTCGGCGTCTTCTTCAACACTGGCAACGAAGTCACCAGTAACGGCATCGAACTTGGCGGTCTTGGAACCCTCCAGGATGTTCTTGTAAAGCTCACGCATCCCGATCAGGTCACGGAAGACCTTCGGATGGATGATGCGTACCACGAGGTCGATCTTACCGTAAACCTCATCACGCTCAGGAGAACCTACCACGCCAAAGATCCGGGTGGAGAACAGGCCGTCGTCGTGGAAATCGGTGGTTGCGCCTTCGAAGATGTCGAGTCGATCGATCCTGGCAATATGCTTAAGATCGGCATCCTCGGCATGTAGGATCCAGAGAAGCGCAGGTAACATGTCTGGTTGCACGACATTCACCTCGTAGGAACAAAGTTGTATGAACTAAAGGCTCCCTATATAGAGAGGCTCGGTATGGCCAGTAAAGACGAAATCAACTTCGGTGAAGGTGATCTCGACGATCTGGACTTTGGCGATCTGAACTTCGACTTGTCGGATGATCCATTTGCTGAAGCCAAAGATAATCGAAAACCCATCGAACATTTTAAGGAAGCCGTAAAGCAGTCTGCCAAGAACAAACTGACTGACACTGGTTTCCTCCGGCGAGTGCTCTCCAAAGCATTGCCGAAAGGTTACGTCCAGGCCATGGGTGCATACGATGCGTTAGATCAAGGCATCGAGCAGATCATGAAGGACAATCAGGCGGAATTGAACCCGTACCTGATTGGAATGAAGCGCAAGTTCGACATGATGAACCCGAACTTGCGTCGCCTGGTACCGCGAAGCATCCGCGAAGCTGCGGACATGGCTTCGGACAAAAGCGAATCGTCTAGCTCCGTCGGCGGTAAAGACGAACTGACCATGAACATCGAAGGCCTTGACGGCCTGTTCAAGGCTCAGGCTGATGATCGTATCCGTGGTGAGTTCCGCGATGCTGTAAAAGATACTCGCGAACAGAAGCGCTTCAAAGCGCAGATGTCCGTGGACATGGCTACCGCCAAAGGCATCGGCCGCCTGGTCGGTTACCAAGACAACATCCTGATCAACTACCACCGTAAGCATCTGGAGCTGAGCTATCGCCAGCTGGATGTGAACGTGCGGATGTTGAAAGCTTCGAGTGAGTTCTACCACGAAGCTGGCGGTCTGCTTAAAGCCATCGGTAAGAACACCGGTCTGCCTGACTTTGTCAAGATGCGCACCACTGAGGTGGTCGAGCAGCAGATGAAGCAGAAGCTGGCACAAGCCGCCTTTGGTGGTGCTGCCGGTTACGCCAAGAAGTTGTTCAACGGCATTTCCCAGAACGCTTCTGAGATGCTGGGTCAAGGCCTGGAGTTCCATTCGCAGCTTAAGTCCGCTGAAGACTTCGGTCGTACCAAGGCTCAGATGGCTGGTTCCATCCTGGGCACTCTGGCTGGCGATCAGCTAGGCGAGTGGGGTGAAGAGGCTCTTGGACGCGGCGCTGAAATGGCCAAGCCGTTGCTTGAGCGCTTCGGTTTCATCAGAAAGACCGATAACTTCCTGCGTCGTAACCTGACCGGGATTCCGCAACGGATCAACGAGTGGGCGAAAAGTGACACCGACTATGATTCCAAGACCGGCCTCGCTCAAGCGGGCCTTAAGGCTCTGCTTGACACTCACAGTACTTCAACGTCCATCTCCGGACGCAGTATTGACGAGCTTGACAAGCCTGCGATGTTCGACGATCTTTTCCACAAGACCGTCACCGAAATCCTTCCCGCGCAACTGGCCAGCATTGACCGCTGGGTAAAGACCATTGCGACTGGCGAAGATCAGGAAGAGACCGCGTGGAGTCATTACACCGGTAGCTTGGTCAAACGTTCGACCCTGAATCAGCAGCATCTTAAGATCGCCCTCAAAGGCGCAGGCTCCAGTCTTCGTTATACGGTGGATAGTATCCTCACCGAGATGAACGCTAACGAGCTGACCCCAGAAGCGCGTCGCGCATTGCGTGTGCGTCTGATGCGGGATCTATCCGATGCTAACGACTTCAAGCCTGAGCGGTACGTCAAAGAGGAAGCGTGGAGCAAGACCGATCCGTCGGTGGCTAAAGAGATCATTGATTTCTTCGCTGACAAGTTCGCGCTTGACAAGGAAACCGGGCAACATAGTCGGGACGAGACGCAGACTGGGTTCTACAACGACGTGCGGGATAAGTTCATCGGTGCCCAAAGCGGGCTGGCCGATATCCCAACTCGCATGGACATCATGTCTAAAGTCGTTGGTCGTCGTGCTTGGCGTGAGATGGGTCTGACTGACTGGAATGGTCAGGATGGTGATAGCATTCGTCTGGATGATCTCTTCGATCAGCTGATCAACGAGGGCGAGGAGAAAGACCTTACCAAGAAGGACGAAGTCAAGCTCAGCGCTAAAGAGCGTGCCAAGAAGCGGTTCGAGGAAGAGCAGAAGAAGAAGCGTGAAGCTGAAGGCATCCATGATGTCGAAGACGATCGCAACCTTCGCGGCAAGTTCGGTCCACGCGGTAATCCAGCAGCAGGGCCTCAGCCTTACGTGTGGTCCCCTGGGATGAGTCCTCCTCCGGCCCCCGCTCCCGTGACGGTCAAGGTAACTGCTCCAGAGATGTACAAGACCGCTGACGAGGAAACTCACAAGCGACTTGACGCTCTGATCGCCCTGGCAACCACGCTGACTGACGGTAACGGTAAGCTGAACGAGAACACCTTCCTGGGTGTTGAGTACCTCGACCTGATAGCTTCCTTGCTACAACAGCAAGGTCAGGGTGGTGAAGGCGAAGGCGAAGGCGGTCCAGCACCGACTCCAGGCCTCGGTGGTTCCCGCAGGATCACTCTGGGCGGTATTCTGGGTTGGAGTGCTCGTAATGGTGCCAAGGCTGTTAAAGGCGCCGCTAAGGGCTTTGCAGCTTACACCAAGTTTGCATACAGCACTATCTTCAAAGGCCTGAACCTCGGCCGTAAAGCCGCGTGGGGAGCTGCTAAGTTCCCGTTCAAACGCCTCGACGGTTTTGGTGTTTCCGATATCCACGTCATGGGTGATCCTGAACCGAGTCTGCTCGCTAAGGGTATCCGCAATGGCTGGTACTTCGACGTAAACTCCAAGAAGGTCATTCAGTCCATCGATGACATCACCGGTGAAGTCAAGGATCGTGACGGCAACGTCGTTTTGACCGCTGAGGAGTTTGAGAAGGGCTTGATGAACGGCCGTGGGGAAACCATCGCTGGTCGTGCAGCTCGCTTCGGCGTCAAGGCTGCGGGCTTCGCCGCTAAGGGTCTGGGTGCGTACTTCGGCTTCACGTACGGCATGATCTGGAAAGGCGTCAAGAAGGTAGCTGAGATCGCAGTAGATCAGTTCACCCAATTCGATGCTTACTTCCCTGGGGATGAGGAACCACGCATCCGCAGCAAGCTGATGAAGAAAGGTTACTACCGCGACAAAGATGGCGCTCCGATCCTGTCCCTCAAGGACATCAAAGGGCCGGTGTTCGACATCGAAGGTAACGAGATCATCAGCCAGGAAGAGATCGACAAGTACAAGTCGTTCTACTCCAGAAACGGTTCGCTTCTGTTCACTATCGGTCGCGGCTTTGCCAAGGTCGGTCTTGAGGCAACCAAGCTGGGCGTCAAAGCTGCCCTCGCTTACGGTAAGTTCGTAGGCAAGGTCTACAAGGGAATGTGGAGAGCAGTCAAAGGCGTTGGTCGCGGCATCGGTACGATGGTCAACCGTCTGCGCGGGAAGGGTCTCAAAGGACAGGTGGGTGTGCTCGAAGCCGAGATGGCTGAAGCCGCATTCGAAGTATCTGTCGAGCAGCTGAAGGTTCAGACTAACATCTACGAACTCTTGAAGAAGAGGTTCGATCCTGAGGATGTCCACGGTGACGTGGATGGCGACGGGGTGCGTGAGTACTCTTGGCAGGATATCTTGAGGCGTCGTAAAGAGAAGGCAGCCGCTGCTGACGCTAACGCAGGTACTGGTGGCCCTAACTCTGACATCGTCGACGCTGTCGAGAAGATGAACAAGGACATGAACAAGAAGCTGGACAACCTGGCTGAGGTGACTGAAGAAGCCGGCGAGAACAGCATGCTTGAGAATGCTGCTGACTTGGCTGACATCACTGGAGGCGGTGGTGGAAAAGAAGGCAAAGGTAAGGGTCGTCCTAAGCGTGGCTTCCGTAGCGGTCGTGGTATCCGCGGCAATATCGGTAGAGCTGCTGGTTGGGTTGGCCGTGGCCTGGCTGGTGCTGGTCGTTTCGCACTCGGTGCGGTAACCTCTCCTCTGGGATGGTTGGGACGAGGAGCTGTCGCGGCAGCTCCGTTGTTAGCTTCTGGAGCGGCTGCGGCAGGTGGTGCTATCGCTACTGGTGCGGCGGCTGTTGGTTCCGCTGCATTGACTGCTGGTACTGCCGTCGTTGGTGCGCTTGGTGCTCCACTGATCATCGGTGCCGCTGTGGTTGGCGGTGCTGCGTATCTAGGCTATCGCTACTACAAGTCGAGTCAGGCTAAGAAGTTCCCGCTGCTGTATCTGCGGATGACTCAGTACGGTGTAGCACCTACCGATAAAGATCGCGTCGAGAAGATGATGCAGCTCGAGAAGCTGTGCACTAAAGGCGTGACTATTGGCGGGGATGGTCAAGCATCGCTCGACCCAGAACGTATCGACATCAATGCCTTCGTGCAACTCTTCTCCGTGAAGAACACCAAGGACCAACAGCAGCTGATGCAGTGGTTGCAGAACCGCTTCCGTCCTGTGTACCTGGCGCACTGCTTGGCCATGCAGAAGATCCGGAACACCACCGAGCTGTCCTCTGCCGACTCCGGCATTGGCGATGGTGACCTGGATACCTTCCTGACCACTGTCGACCTGCCTAACATGCAGGACGTCTACAACGATACCGACACCTCTCCGTTCGATAGCGATCTGGACACTGACGCCGATGACGTAGCGGATGCCATCAAGATGGTCCGTGACCGCCGTGAGGTTAAGAAGAAGGATGCTGATCGTCAGCTGGCTGTTGCAGCAGCTGCGGGTAGTGCGGCAGGCGTTAAGGCAGCTACCACGCTGTCGGTGGGTAAGGACGGTACGGCGCCATCTGAGATCGCTAAAGGCGTGAAGGTCTCTGCGCCGATGATGGGCGGCGGTGGGGCGTATCAGCAGCGCGCTGCGATGATGGCGGCTAAGCAGCTGAAGAACTTGGATATCCCAACCGCAGTGCGCTTCAAAACGTACGGCCTTAAGGAGTTCAAGCTCGACAAGTGCGAGCAGCTGCAGCGGGTTGAGGAAGTCTACTGGGACCACGTTGAATATAGCGGCACGGATAAGGCTCTGATCACCGGTAACACGGACGAGCTGAAAGCGAAGGTGTTTGACATCTTCAAGCCGGCTGACGATGTGCAACGTGCTGACGTGGATCGCTGGATTACCTATCGATTCATGCCTGCGTTCTTGCAATACGCAATCTCGTCTCGCCGTCGTTACAACGGCAATGCGAAGGATGCGGCACGTAACCTCACAGGTCCCCTGATGAAGGAAGTGCTGAACGAAGTCACGGCAGCTCAAACCGAAACGCTGTTCTCCTCCAAGTCCGTTTGGACCATCGCCAACAGCCCATGGCCTGGCGTTGAGTTGGAGACGATGTCGGGCTCGACCAAGCTCTACATCGACGCACTGGACACTGGCGACTCCTCGAAGGTGCTTGACGTGCCTGGGCTGGAAGCTCAGAAACGTACCGAGGGTAAGAACGCCGAGTTCGGGAACCGGATGACTAACGTTGCGCTGGGTAACACTACCGGTGCAGGTGGTCAAGGCAACATCGGTCGGACTGGTCCTACGCTTGCCAACTACGGGAAGATCTACGGTAGTGGTGCGGTGGCAGGTGGTGTGCAAGGTCAGTCCACCACAGGTCAAGGTGACGGCTCTCTGTTGATGACTGGTCCGATGGGTACGGCTGTACAGCACCCAGGCGGCGGGACGGGCGGTGACATTAACTCGATCCCAGAACCTACCAGCAAAGACAAGGCGGCTATGATCGCCATCATCACGGCTGCGGCCAAGATGGTGGGCTTCGATCCGAAGATCGCTGTGAACGTTGCGGCGACCGAGTCTGGTCTGAACCCTGATGCTGACAACGGCATGGCGGCTGGCTTGTTCCAGTTCATTGGCGATACGTGGCGCGGGTGTCTGCGTAAGTACGGCGCCATTTACGGTATCTCGCCTAACGCGGACCGTAAGGATCCGCGTGCAAATGCAATCCTCGGTGTCTGCTACCTCAAGGAAAACTACGAAGGGTTGAAGACGGCTCTGGGCAAGGAGGTCACTGACCTTGACTTGTACATGAGTCACTTCCTCGGCCTGGGTGGCGCTAAGCGCTTCCTGTCGGCACCTCCGGGTGATCCTGCGTGGAAACACGTCGGTAACGGATCTGACAAGATGTCCTACGCTAAGGGCGATGGAGGTAACATCGTTCTGAAGCCTAACGCGTCCATCTTCTACAAGGACTACAAGTCCGGCAACCCGACCCAGCATCGCACGGTGCAGGAAGTGTTGATTGAGATGAACAAGCGGATGGGCATCGGTCTGAAGAAGGCTGGGATGCCAGCAGCGCCTGCTCCGGAAGATGCAGCAGCTTCGGCAGCTGGCTCCGGCGGTTCTGCTACTCCGTCTTCGGCATCGGAAGATCCGAACGCGATGGTGGCAGCTGGTGCAGCTTCGGCTGCCGCTGCGGCGGCTGGTGGTTCTGCGGGTACTCCGTCGGCAACTCCTGCGACAGCTCCGACCTCCGTTGCTTCGGCAGCGGCTCCAGGGGCTGGTACTACCGGCGTGATGCCGGTGAGCGTGGCTCAGGAGATCAACAAGCCGGCAGATGGTGGAGGTGGGACGTTCCAAGAACAGCTTGCTCCAAGCGCAGGCTTTGTCCCACCACCTACGGCTACCCAAGCAGCTGCGGAGCAATCCCAGCAGCGTGGTGCAGCAGAGGCAGCAGCAAACGCAGCGTCGCTCTCGTCCATCATGCAGAAGATGTACGAAGTGGATCTGGACTCGAACCAGCAGCTGAAAAACATCCTCGCCCGACTAAACAACATGGAAGGTGTTGGCGGCGGTGGGGCTCAGCAACAGCCGGTTCAAAGTCAGCAGCCTAAGCAGCAAGTCGTAAAGGCTCCAGAGCCTCAAGCCAGGCACCCTCTGTCCGTCAAGCGCGGTAAGGCGGCAGTCTGATGAACGTGGGCGGGTAAAACCGCCCACTTCCTTTTCACATCGGAGCTAGCATGGCACGAAAGTATCTGCTGGATAAGCAATGGGCAGGTCACGCCTTCCTGGCGCCGCCTAGCGCCCTGTCTGACGCAATCAACAACAAGCGTCGGTATTACACCACATCGTCGAGGAAGTTCATCGATACCACTATCGGCGGACACTTTGCGATCAACCCTTTACCTCAGTTCACGGACAACTGTGACCTGAAACACAAGCCGATCTTTTCTGCCTCGGAGGGCGTTGGGCGTTGGTGGAGTGAAGTCCTTGATGATAACTCGCAGCTGATCCACATCCGTGCGGGCGTTCCCAAGTTCAACTCCATGATGAACTTCTTCGGTAACTTCTACAACGTCTACGCAGGTTCCATGGCGCGGACGGGTCGGGCACCGTCGGTATGGTTCGAGGTAGGTCGTGTAGCAGGTTTCATTGGTACGCTTCCATTGCAGCCGTTCATTCTGGCTGGATCGATGATCAAGTTCTTCGCGAACATGCCGCGGTCGAAGTATTACTACCTGAAGCCGGCCATGTACCCGTTCTGGTACGCCCTGAGCGGCTATGTGAACGCGATGTTTGTGAACCTGGGCCTTTCCCCTCGGTTTGTAAACGACCAACAGAAACGCTTCTTTGACCCCCTATCGGTTCCTGATAAAGTCGACATCGAGCAGATGCACCGGATCTTCCCGGACATTGCGATGAAGGAAGGCGGTATCGACGTATTCGCCATGTCGACCAGGGCTCAGCGCCTAGCGAACCGTTATCACGACATGGTCAACGAGGCATTGTCCGGTCTTACGTCAGATCCAGCCAAACGTGCAGACGAGTTCGCTCGGATCATGCAGGACGGGATCGATGAAGGCATCAAGAAGCTGCAGGACCCTGGGGCATCGCTAGCGGAGTATCAGTCAGCTTATCTCGCGTTTTCAGGTAAGTATGATCCAAAGAAAGCGATCCAATCGGATGCCGATACTACCGAGCAAAGTTACGTCGACTCGATGGTTAACCAGGCCAAGTCCGAAGCCCGTATGGGTGCCGACTTCGTAACCTTCCGTGCGAACTTCACCTCGAGCAACTCCGATAGCTTCAACAACCAGGCGACGGAATCGTCCATCCAGTCCGAAGTGAATGCGATGTCTTCCAAGGCACGTATGCAGCGCTTCAACTTGGCAGACGGTAACATCGCAGGGCCAGTTGGTTACGCTATTGAGATCTTTGCAGACGTCGCTAAGGGCGTGCTTGCAGCGGCTCAGGTAGAAGGTTTCATCGCACTGGCAGGTAACGCCTTCGCTGACATCCAGAAGGTCTATGAGTCCTCATCGGCAGATCTCAACCGGACCAGTTTCACCCTCCACCTGCGTTCGTGGGCGGCGGATGACTGGGTGCGTCTGCAGAACCTGTTCATCCCACTGGGTGCGATCCTTGCCCTTGGCCTGCCTCGTGCAACCGGTCGTTCGTCCTACGATGGTCCGCCACTGCTTGAGGTGTTTAACCAAGGTCACACGATGATCCGGGAAGGGCTCGTTGAGTCTATCTCGATCGAACGTGGTGTGGGTGACGTAGGTTGGGCTAAAGGTGGTAAGGTGCTCGGCATTGACGTGACGGTAACTATCGTCGATCTGTCGACCATCCTCTCCATGCCTATCAACCCGGGCTTCGACTCGACCTCCGGCGTGATGACCGCAGCTGCTTCGGCGCTGTTCGGTTCTGCCGGTGAGCAAGCCATGGCAGCACTGTCCAAGTCGACGTATGGCGAGGACAACAAGTGGACCGACTATCTGGCCACGTTGGGTGCAATCCCTCTGGACGTTCACATCAACGCCACCCGTAAGTGGCAGTTGACCATGGCACGTACGCGTGCTGCGTTCGACCAGTGGAAGTCTCCTTACCACATCACCTCCGGCTTGATGTCGGGGATGCCTGGTGAGTTGATCAAGATGCTCTCCAACCCAACCGATCGTTCGTAAACAGCATAGAGGCCGGGGAACTTCCCCGGCCCTTATGTCACGTCGGAATGTACGCGTCAGGATACATGCCCTTGATCACGTCAGTCATGCTGCGAGGCTGCTTGCCCTTTGCAGTCATGGTGAGGGTCTTGTGCGGCTCGTGGAGATAGAACAAAGTCTTGGCGTCAGCGCTAGCTGCGATGTAAGGACCGAGACTAGGGATGTATTCCCCGTTCCTCAGGTACTTGTTCCAGTTCACGTTGATCTTAACCAGCAGGTTGGTCAGCTCGACGAACTTGGCCTCGTACTTATCGACAGTGTCGTTGGTCCCGAAGAAGAAGCCGGACAGGATGGAATTGATCGCGTCAGGGTTGTTCTCGAGGAACTTCGTCAGGCCGATCTCATCGATGATCTTGCTGACCATCTGAAGGTCAGAACCGTTTACGGCCGTAGTCGAGATGTAAGCCCAAGCATTGGCCCTGACACGCTCGTCACGCGCTTGCTGGATAGCTTCATCGACCAACTCAGGGATACCGAACGACATCAGCTCGTTGGCAAGGCCTGCGATCAATGCGGACTCGGCTTCCAGGTTAACGAACTGAGCCAGCTCACTGTTACCGGTCAGCTCGCTTACGAACTCCAGCAGGCTCTCGGCGTTGTTTACATCAGCCACCCCGATGAGAGTCGAGGCGTTGTTATAGATGACGCTGATGAACTTCTTAGCGTCGTCACTGATGAAGTCACCGGCTACCGCTTCGAGCTTGTTCTTGAGCGTACCACCCAGAGTACCAAGAAGGCTAGGCAGACTGCTACCAAACATCCCCAGAGTACGGCCAAGCATATCGACTTTATCGACGTTGCCGTTCTTCGCATCGCGCAGAATACTGGCCAGTTCACGCACAGATCCCTTGTTGGCGTACATCCCCTTGACAGCATCTTTGTAGATACCCTTCGATGCTTCGAACACACTGTTGCGTGTTTCGTTCGTAGAGATCTTGTAGGCATCCTCCACGATCATCGCGTCGCGGGAGTTGCCCTGGAAAATAGTGTTTGCTAATGCGCCCGGCATGGCGAATCCCTCTGTAAGATACACAGCATGGACAAAAAAAAGAAAGGAGGAGGTACGGAGCGGTTTCCCGCTCCGTAGTGACTCACCTGCCGAGGGTGATGTCGTTGCGAATTTCCTCGAGGATACCGCAGAAGACTTTCGCCGACTTTGGTACCACCACTTTGCCATTGTAGACGTAGTAGTGTTCGAACGGTAGGATCTCTTCCCGCATTGCTGTGGTGAGTTCCTCGTCCATATCGATCTTGGCCCTGATGCCGACCTTGATGTCCTCGTAGAAAGTCTTGTTCCAGACCACTTCCAGTTTGGTTCCGTAAGCTTTCGCCTCGAAACCAGTCATGGCACGTAGGTCCTCGTGCTGCATCCCAGTACGCAGGTAGTACCAGAGACCTTCCATCGTACGGAAACGACCGTAGGTAGGATGGTTCGTGGGAACGTCCGAGAGGTTGGTGATGCGCCGTCCAAAGCGGGTGACGGCCTTTGTCCAGGTGTTGATGTGTTCAACACCGTCCAGCTTAGGGTCCGGAAGATTCATTTACCCTCCTCCTCGTCTTCACCTTCCACAGGTGTTGGCGGTAGTATTGCGAAGCGGTTCGGAACGCGCACTGTGTGGGAGTACGTGTGTCCGGATGAAGCTTCCATTCCGATTGTGACGCTATAAACTTTCGGGCCTAGAATCTGCAGCACTGTTTCGAAACGATACCAAGGGAGAGAGTCCTTCGCTAAAGCACGGGTGAGGTTACTCTTCTCCTGGTTGACCTTGATCATGTCAACTTCGCCATGACGGTTTGTGTACTTCTTCTTGTAGTACTTGTCCATCAGGTTATCGAAGCCGCCAGCCTCCATTCCTTGGGATGCGATAATATCGCGGAATAGTTTGGCCAGTACGTGACCGGTCTCGTCTGCCTTCTTATTCGGATCCTTCATTAACTCCCTGAAGGTCGAAGTCTTTGGTCGTCGTGCCATGGTAAATCCTGCGGGCATGTCCGAGCTTACGAAACGATGGCTCGGCAATAAGGATAGGGTCTAGGTTACTTCTGGTTACCCAGAGCGAAGCTTACATTCAAAACTTCAAGCGTGTCACTGACTATCGAGTAGAACTCCTTTCGCATGTAGTGGTAGTATTGGTGGTTGACGTCAATCTTCTTGACCTCAAGTAGATTATGTATGACTTCCACCTTTTCCAATAGCATCTCCAAGACTTTCTGGGGATGTCGGTAACCTGGCTTGATCTCGTAATAGAAATCAGGGAGCGGATCGAGGTAGCGGGTTCTCCCTCGTTCATCCCACCAGTGGGGTGTGTCTTCCTCTTTCTCGATACAGCTGATCATCATCTCAAACCGCATGAACAACTCGTCAACGTTCTTCGAGAAGACGGCCAAGTTGACATCGAAGTGAGAGATGTTGATGTCGGGTAGCTTCAATAGTTTGGCCTTCTCGGCCAATGCGAACATCCGCTGCCACGCATCATCGGGCAGAGGTTCGACCACTTGTTCAGCAAACCCAAAGAATTCTTTGAACCACGATACAAATCGTTTGAACATAACCCCTCCTAAGAGGGCATCGAAGGAGAACTGTGATGGAACAGGAATACATCCCAAAGATCGACGATGAACCGAGTCTTGATCCAGGTGACGTCGTTAAGTTTACCCAGCGTGCTCGCTTCCAGGCCTTCAATGAACTGACCGACAACGGCCAGAACATCAGTAAGAACCTTGGCGACACCATGCAGCTGTTGCGCGACCTTGACGCCGCAGCACTGACCACCCGTAAGCTGAACATCGAAGAGAAGACTGTCCACGATGGTCGTCAGGCTCGCGAAAGCTTCAGCAAGCTGGTACAGATGTTTGGCGACAACCAGCCTTACGAGCGACCTGCTGTAGAGGGTGAGGTAGCCCCACCCCCACGCAGACGTTCGCCCCTACCCGAGAACCACGTCATCCCTCCAGTAAAGTTGAATCCGGGGGAAGATGCCCAAGGCGAACAAGTTCTGTCAATCGCGAACTATATATCTGCTGAAGAATAGCCGGGTTGGTGCAAATCATCGACGGCTGCAGATATTGAAGTGCGATGAACTTCACGAGGGTTGCGGCACGGGCGGCGAAGGGATCCTTAGCAATAGAAGTCAGCTCAGGAATCTTCCCGCTCGAGGCAATCATCGGAGTCATCAGCACGGTGGTTGGTAGACGGTTCTCCGGCGGCAACAATGCCTCGGTGTTTGGTCCCAACCAGTCTTCGTGATTGTAGTACGCCAAGAGCTCGTAAGACTTCTCAACGTAATTCGGAGACAGCGTCTCAGGGGACAGGTTCACCCAGTTGGTTTCGCAACTGATTGGGAAGTGGTGACGCAAACCCTTAACGATGTTATCTGCCTCGTGATCCGAAAGGTCATAAGGCCAGATATTGATGTCGACCATGAACTGCCCCGTCAGCACGCCGCGGTCCATCTTCGCAACGCCACCCCGCAGGTCTTTGGCGAAGTGATAGACGAACTCAGTGTGTCTCGCAAAGTACAGGTTATCCCCTGTACGAGCAGCATAAAGATCTTTGTACTCTTGCAGGTTAATCCTGCCGCCTGACAGCTCATCGAAGTTGTCAGTAGCCCGACGTCGGTACGCTTCAGAAGAAACGAGCTCATCGGCGACTTGTTCGTCGATGAGCTTCAATGTGCCGTACCGGCTGTCGAGCACCATATCGATGTCGATTAGTGCCCGATGGTTGCTCATTTATTTTATCACCTGCAGTTTGTGGATCACAGACGACATCGATGCCAGATACAGGAACAGAGCCCAAGGCTCGCTCTGCAATACCTTACGGTAGTCATCGATGGTGGCTGTGAGTTTGACCACTTCTTGAGGTTGGGCGAGAGACTTGCTCGGCCAGGTCAGACTGCGAGCCAACGACGCGATGATTTCTGGCGCCGTCTCGCTGCTCTGGAAGTTCAGGTTACTGCGGTAGATGAACTCGTTCGTCATCGACATGATGAGTTCGAGGTCGTGATTCTTCTGCCGCAGGAAGTCATGCAGCTTTACAGCCGCTGCGTTCGAATAGAGGTTGGTCCTCCATACGACGCCGAACTTCAGATCCATGGCTAGGCCGAGCAAAGCTTTGGCTCGTTCAGCGTGGACCGCATGACGGAGGAAGATGTCCTCCGCCAAGTCGATCAGCCCCACGTTATTAAGCTGTCTTTCTAGCATCAGCTGGTACCGGAGTGGACGGGTCGAGGTTGTTACCGATGTGCATGCAGTTGAAGAACACCGATGCAGTCTTGGTGGACTTCGCAATGCCCAGGCCAGTCAACTGATCCATGCTGACTTCACCAGTCTCAACGAGCAGACGCTTGAACTCACGATAAGCAGCAGTGTCACCACCGCGGATCTTCGCAAACTCAAGCATGGTGTTGTCAAGGCGACGAGACAGCAGAGCGACGCCTTCCGGCGACGAGATACGGCTGCCTTTGGATTCGCTGGTCGGCTGATCGGTAAGATCGTCGATCCGTTGATAGTGTTCTGGAATGGAACGCTTCTTGGACACGGTCTGTGCCTGACGACGTGCCGCCAGATCGTAAACCGGGTATTCATGAAGCGTCACGTATTCGAGCCCAGTGGCCGGGTCAGTCATGACAAGGCGGTGGGCCAGGCTACGCCCCATCGACCGGACGATCTCGTAGTTGCGGGCAATGGACACCTTGAACTTCGAGAGGTTGGGAAGATAGAACGGGATCACTTCGCGTTGAGCGATTTCCTCCGGTGTCCGAGCTCTCTTCAGCTTCTTGATGTAAGCTTCGAATTCAGCATCGGACATCGCAGCGAACTTCGCCTTGAGTAGCTCAACGTTGGACTTGTCCTCAGGAATGATCTTCCCCACGTTGCTGAGGATGAACCGAGTGACTTTCTCACGTTTCGCATTCATGGCGATTTACTCCGAAGGGAGGTTGAAGCGGTTCAGCGTCGGCAGAACGTGGGACTGGAAATACTTCAGCCAGGCCGCCGGTGCGAGATCATCACGCAGGCAGCCACGCTCATCGATGGTCGATACCGGCGCTTTGGCCAGCTCACCACGGAAGTACTTGTTCAGGGACACTACTTGATCGGCATCGTTCTGAGAGAAGCCAGTGTAATTCCGACCGAAGTGGAACTTGCCATCGCGAGACAGCAGTTGTTCCACCTTCTCGGCCAGCGACTGCTGGCCGTTGTTACCATCATGAGCGGATGCCATTGACGTGATCCTTAAGGCTTAGCCGGCGCCTTTTCGAAGATCTTGTCGTCTTCGATAATTTCAGGCAGGCCCATTTCTTTACGAGATTTTGGATACCAGTACGGGTGGTACTTACCGACGCGCATGCGCAGCAGGTCCATCGTACTGAGGTAAGGGATCGATTCGCCGTCTTCGATCGGCATGAACCAGTACCGCGTGTTCAACAGCAGGTTCCAGTCATATCCCATATTCTTAAGTTCTGCGTACAGCTCAACAGGATCGCAGACGTACTGCTGATCGAAGTTGGTCCAGTACGTGAACATCCAGAACATCTCAGCGCAGATCAAAGCCGAGCGGCCGCACTGTGGGTTCTGACGGAACTTTTGACGCACGTCGGTACGCTGCATCTTGACGTCAGGCGTCAGCGCCATGCTGTAGAAACGGTTCGCCGCATCATGGTTGATGATACCGAACTTGCCAGCTTCATCCTTCAGGAAGATGTAGTTGGACATTTCAGGCAGCAGGCCGTCTTTCTGCGAGATGACGAACGGCAGAGGCACACCGGAGATACCGAACTTGCCGCGCATGTTGGTCAGCTTGACCTGGATCAGGTCGTTCTGCTTATCTTCGTCACCCGGCTCGTACGGGTACTCAGGAGCCGCGTCCTTACCAGTGCCATTGATCATCGGCGAGTAGTGAGTGACGATGTAGCAGTTGCCGGTAGCGAACGAGAAGTTCTCAGGCACACGCTTAAGCTTCACTTCACCTTTCAGCATTTTCAGAGTCTTGACCGAAGGCTTCTTCGGATCGAGCTCATATGCCTGGCCGACCTGAGAGGTGGCGAGCAGGTAGAAGGCGTGCTTGGCGGTCATGTCAGGGATCTGGTCGACCATCTGACTCTTACCACTGTTGACACGCATGGCGAGCATGTTGAGGTCTTTCGAACCTACGTCGCCTTCGGCCAGCATGTCGACGGCGTTCTTCGCCTTCATGGCCGAGAAGCTGTCCCAGAACGATACGATCGGATCGTAGTACTCGTACGGCTTGCCGGTGTCCGGGTGCATGATTTCCAGCTTGCGCTTCTTCTCTTCCTTGAGACGCTTCTTGCAGAAGCTCTTGAGGAGGTCGAACAGGTCGGTGGCGTCGTAGTCGACCGAGCGGGTGAAGAACATCCGGCCCGATGCGATGAGGCACTCCGGCATCTTGCCGGTAGTATCGATGTACTGAATGGCCAGACGGACCAACAGTTCCATCCGCTCGATGACCATGGTGGTCTCAGCATCGTGGACGTGCAGCACAGCGCGAGAGAACGCTCGCAGGACTGCTGCGGAGCAGTATGCGGCGATGGTGGACTTGAACATGTTCGGCATGGCGCCGATGGACCAGAACAGGGCAAAGCCGCCATTGAGGATGGACTGACCTTTATGACCCTTTACCCAGTTACCGGCAGAAATGTCGAGGATAATGCCCGTGTTCGGCATAGGGTAAAACGGATCTGCTTTCTTCGCGAACATGTCGGAGAAAGCACTGAGTTTAAACGGGGGCATTGCCACGGGTGGACCTCCAATGAATATGCGTACACAAGATAGCGACGTCTTGTAAATAAATAGGCTCTGCTATGAGCTGAACACCTAAACCGGAGCCCTTGCTCATGCCAAACTTGAACAACCCAATGGAACAGTTTTCCGCCGGCGTGACCGGCACTCTGGAAGACCTCATTCGTCGCGGTTCGATGCTGTCGACTGAATCCAAAGGTGTGCCATACACTGCTTCCCTCAAAGGCGTCTTCCGCGACTTCGTCAATGACGTATCTGCGTTCATGAACGGCTTCAAGGTCGGCAACTACGCCAAGCAAAAGATCGAGACCAAAGAGCTCGATGAAAAGATCAAGCTGAGCGACTACTCGAAGGTTCGCCAGATGACTGTCAAGGTTCCTGCCGGCTTCAATGGCCGCTGGATCCCCTTCCTTGAGTTTCTGCTCAAGGAAATCATGCCAGCCGTCTCGACCCTCGAGCAGACCCTCACCATCGCCAACACCAAGATGGCGGTCGTCCTGAATGAACCTGATCGCCTGAAAGCGCAGTCGGGCATTCGCGATCTGGCCAGCCGTATCGCGTTGGTTGAAGTGACCGACTTCGAGCGTATGAAGAAGTTCTTCGACGCCAACGGTAAGACCGAGGTACTGGTCAGCTCCGTGGTCGATCGTAACGCCGATATCGAGACCGCCTTCACGCTCTGCAACAAGTTGAATGCTGAGCTGTCGGTCGTCGACTTCAACGCCATTCAGAAGCTCTCTGACCGTCTGGCAGAGCTCACTACCTCGCTGAACCACACTACCGAAAAGGAAGAGTTCAACGAGATGTCGGGTATCGTTACCAGTCAGCTGTCCGACCTGTTCTACCAAATGGGCGTTACGCTGACTGCCGGCGCGGTGCTCATGGACGTGACAAAGCAGATGACTGACGCCATGTTGGTCAGCCGCGACGATCTGCTGCAACAACTGAGTTAAGGGCATACCCTCGCCGTTAGTGGTTCGTCCACTAACGGCGAGAGAGCCTTTACGCTGTTCGCATGCTGTCAAAGACAGCTTTGATGTCGTGCACAATGCTACTTCCATCAGCGTACTTCACCCAGTCCGGAGTCTGCGAGAGCAGTTCCATCGACAGGTTTGCGAACGCCGTATGGTCCGCTTTGTAACGATCAAGGAGGCCTGGTAAGTCGACCTTGCCCCAAACGATCTTAGAGATCGCGGCTGGGAACAAGAGGGCGCTTGCTCGGTTTACCAGGTCGAATCGCCGATTCACTTCCGCCAGCTGGTCCTTCGTAGGACTATTGATTCCGTTCATCCAGAAGTACATCGATGCAACGAAGATCATCCTTTTGATACTGTGTTGCTGGCCGGCGGCTCGCTTATCGAGCGATTCATTCCTTAGGCCGCGAGGTGAATCCACGGCCATGAGTTGTTTGGCGCTCATAGAGAACCTCTACGATCAGTTGGTGGTTACCGCTTGACCGCGTAGTAGATGTTGGCTTCAGTTCTGGCCCACAAACCCACATCGCCAGAGTTCAACTCTACCAGGGTGGCGTAACGGCCTACGAGATCCGAATCCCTCCAGGTCACAACTTTTACCGACTTCACTTCATCCGATAGAGCCGAGAGCTGGTTCCGCGTAAGGATGTCGCCGCCCAAGATCAAACGTACCTTGCCCATGAAAGGCTTTGGCTCGTCTTTCTGCTTCTCCAAATTGAACTCGACTTTCACATCGAGCCACTTCGTAATCTGGGTGATAGCAGGTGTGAGTTTACGCAAGGTTTTCTTCTTCTCCTCGCGATCCTCATACACTATGTTGGTAATATCGGTCACCCGATAGTAGCTATCTGCCGCAGCTATGCCGTCCAGAGCCTTCGACATGGAGTCCCATTGAGCCGCTGCACGGAAGCCAAGACCAACAGGTTTCAGCTCAACCAGCAGCTCGATCTTCTTCGCATCGAGCAGGTCGATACGCTTAGGATCATCGAACAGGAAGGTCGACCCGTATTCGTCAAGCTCCTTGTACGTACGCGGCGAGAAGATGGCATCCAGATGTGCGATGACGATAGCACCGTACTTCTTCGGATCCTTGCTGATCGCGTTCAGGCGCAGCTTCTCAAGCACGGCATCAGGCGATTTCGTCCTGACCACACCGAGGAAGTTATCGGCGTAACGCTTGCCGAGAAGATCGTCTTCCTTATCCTTGGTGCCATGCGCTCCGACGTAATACTCAGTTGAGCCATCGGCCTTCTGGTAATCGAAGTCGTTCGTCGAGAAGTAGCAACGTGGAGCTTGCAGGATTCTAGGAGCAGTGTTCTTTATGCCCCAGTAGCCTTGAGCTTCCCGTTCCGTCTTGATGACGTTCTCGTTGTCGTTGGTGCCGAGCACAATGCCGCGGGTTGCCAAGGCGTCAGCCAAGGTGTTACCGATACTGGCATCACGAGGGATCCAGGCGACAGTGAAGTTCACCGTCTCACGCAACCTGTTCCTCATCTCTACGACCTTCTCCCACATCGGACGGTACTGGACCGGGCTACCCTTACCCGTCATCCACTTACGTTCGATCCAGGTGTCGGTCATGACGAGACCCTTGACACAGAACATGGAGTCGGAGAAGAACTTCACCTCGGTGATTTGAGGGTTCTCTTCAATCCACTTCATTCCCTGATAAAGGGCATACAGCTCTACTTCGTTATTACTGGCGTAAGTCTTGCCTCCACCGATGATATCGATGTACTTGTCGAGGGTGACCTTGTTACCGACGATGTCAG